AAACGAGATAGGCACGCCGTTTGTCTGCGCGTTGGCTACGGCGGCGTCTATATCATCTAAAATAACATTGATCCGCGGATGAAGACGCGGGTGAAATTGTAGGTTGGGCTGCGAAAGCGAACGGCGTATGTTTTGCGAAAGGTCTGCAATAGCTGCCGTGTCAAATTGAACGCCAGCCTGTTCGGCACGGCGGTAGTCCTCACCGGCTTGCGAAATTAGTTGTTCGCGTGTGACAGGTGTAGCGCGCGGCGTTGCCAGCCGACCGCCAGCCACGCCGCCGGCCATCGACAAGCCAAACTGTGCAAGAGGGTTTTCAACGCCAGCATACTCACGAGCAATCGTAGGGGCCGCAGCCGCGCCAGCGCCCGCCGCAGTCTGCACGCCGGGGCCGCGGCCAAGTTCTCGCATGACGTTGCGAGTTACGCCGGGCGTAGTAGTCCGCGCAAGTTCTCTAAATGCTGTTGCGCCGCTTAGTCCCCCGCCAGCGCCTTCGACAGTACGGAACAAAACTTCTTGTTCAGGGGTCTGCGGTTTACGTCCAATACCGACATTTAAATATCCACGGCGGATTGTCTCTGACGGCAGCGGAATACGGTCAGCGTCAAACGCAGGGGCGAATACGTTATATATGGATGTGCCAAGGTCAGCAACGCCCAGCGACGTTACACCGGCAGCAGCGCCGAGAGGCGCGCCAAGACCGCCGGTAGGAATGCCGGTCGCCGCAGCGCCTAGCCCCGCTGCCGTAGCGTAAGGCAAAAGTGCGCTGGAGATAACACCCGCGTATTGTGCAGCCGAACGGTCAGGTTCGGGTTCGCGTTTGACCGGCTTGGCGGGCGCGGCTGAAATATAACCGATAATATCTGCGTCAGTATACCCAGCTTCGCGCGCGGCGGCGGCATCAAACGCTTCCTCAGCGGCTAAGTAGTCAGCAATCTCTGCGTCGGTGTAACCCGCAGCGCGCGCGCCTTCGACATCAAACTTAGCCATGCTTACTTCTTCCTACGGAAAGAGTCGAGAGAAGGTCTATCGTTGCCTTGTGATGCGCCAGTTGTCGGGGTTGTTTTCTGGCCCGGTGTAAGGCCGATAGTGCGCGCCATAATACGCTTCACTTCACCCCAAGCAGCCAAGCGTTTACCGCTTGGGATCATTGGGTCTTGGATAACGCCAAGCTGCCGCTCAATGACGCGGCGGTCTTCGTTTGACACGCCAGTGCTGAGACGACCATCAGGCGCAAAAGCCAGTGTAAGCGTGGTAGCAATAGTTTCAAGTTGACCAATGTTTTTCATGCCGGGCGTAGCGCCGCCACCTAAACTTTCGGGTATCGCTCCGACTATTTCAGCACCCAATGCCTCAACCATACCGCCGGTCGATCCTTTAATCAGTTTAGAAACTGGATCGGTTTCTTTGTTTAACTGCGTATTTAAATCGACGCCGGTCAAATCTTGGAAAGTTTTAACTTTGCGCTGTCTTTCGGAGGCGGACGCGGTTTGGGATAAAGTGCGCGGCTCTCCAGCGCCCGCGCTGGCGCTGGCCGTTCCGCGCCTGCCGATTGTGTTGCCTGTTTCAAACTCACGCATGGCCTGCGCCACAACGGGGATTTGCGCCGCAGTTATAGGCGCGTTAATGTCAACGCCGGCTCTCTGAGCGACGTATTTCTTGTAGTTGCTAACAGACGCCGCGCTGTTTTCTGGCCCTTGCGGTGCGTAGCGATTGACAATCTTGTTGATTGTGTTGAAACCCTTACCAACGTAGGCTGTACGCAACAAGTTTTCCTGCGCCCGCACACCATCTTCCGGCGTCTTAAATGTGGCAAACCCGCCGCTTGCACCAGTGTAGCCGGGCTGCGACTTTGCAAATCCACCATCTTTAATGGCGCCGGGATTGGTTTGCAGTGCAGCAGCAACGCTGCCCTTAGCAGGCTCACCGCCAGCAACTCCACGAGAACCGCCTGCGCCCGGTGGTGTATAGGCGCCTGTCGCGCCCGCAGCCGCAGGGTAGCCCATTCCAGTGTTCGGGTCTACGATAACTGGCCCAATACCTTCGACGTTGACAACAGTTGGCTTGATGTCAACAGCAGCCTGTGAACCTTCAACGACTTCAGCGCCGCCGCGGCCATATTTAGGCGCGCGAATTACGCGAGTAGATGTACCAAGATTTTGCGTCGTAAACTCCTGCGCCAACTGGTCCTTGGCTTCCATAGTGCGGAACAAGCTGTCTTCGCGCCACGCTTCAAACTGCGCGGGGTCTTGAGGAATAGACGCCAGTGTCTCATCTATCGACGCTTGAAGTTCTGGTTCCGGAAACAAAGATTTTATGCGATTGCCAACAGCCATAGCTTGTTGGGGGTCGCGTACTTTAGTAAGTGCGAGGATCGAGGTGTCGAAGTAGTCCATAACATATTTTAGCCGCGCAGAGTCCGCCTCTGACCGCGCCTTAGCTACGTTAGGTGCTTGCAATTCGGCCCTGCGTGCCTCTTCCGCCCGCGCAAACTCCATCTCCTGACGCGTGCGTGCGCCTTGAAGTTGCGCCGCTTCTGCCTGCCGCGCCATGTTTATCATGTTCGCAAACTGCGCGGTCTGACGTGAAGGGTCAGGAAGCTGCGGGTTACGCGCTTGAAGGGCTATCATCTGGTTTGCCATGAATTACACCTTTACGTGCTGGAACGCGGTACTGAAAAAGGGTTAAATTGCGGCGGTGCAATACTTGCCGAACCGCCACCACCGCCGCCGGCTGGATTACGACGGTAAAAATCCATCATAGCGTTTCGCATTGGTGTTTCCGCCGCATAGGAACCTATCTGACCAAGGGCTTGGTTCAACGCGTTAGCGGAACCAATATAGCCAGAGGCGCGTGCAGCGCCAGCGTTGTAGATGTTCGACGCTTCGTTTTGACCCATCTGCCCAGCAGCGCCTGTAAGCACGTTGGTTGCCGACTGACCTGAACCCATCAGCGATTGGAGCGGATTAAGGCGTGCTGCGCGCTCGACCTGATAGCGATTAAACGCGTTCTGATATTCTTGGCTGGCTAAGTCTTGCCCGAAACGCTGCACACCCTTCAGAGTGGAGCCGGACAGCAGATTGCCGCGTGCGGCTGCCGACCGCTCTAGCGCCTTCATGCCTTCCGCTTGGCGGAAAGCATAGCCGGGGTCTTGCTGGAATTGATCGGTGCCAAAGGCTTTCGCCATGCTGCCGTAACCGGGCGCAGTCTTGTCGCCGCCGATGCCCAGCAACTGCATAATTTCTTGCTGTGCTGTCAGGCCACCTTGGCGAAACGGCTCTTGCAGTTCGACTTGCCGCTGGAACATGCGCTCCTGCGCTGCGGTCGCGTCGCGCGCGGCTTGTTCTTGCGTTTTAGCTGCTTTTTTAGCGCCCCTAGCAGCCATCACGCCTCCGCCAATAGCGGCGGCTCCGCTGATTAAAGCTGCTCCGACGGCGGGTGCGATTGGCATTATATTAACTCCATCCGGTAAATTCGGTAAAGTGTACCGAATGTCTCTATCATTTCATCCGTCATTTGCATACCCCCTTGACGAGCGTAGCGGATCACATGTTTACTATCCGGCTCGATTTTAGTCCACAGCTTTTGTGTGCCGTTAGCGCGCGCGTAATCGAGCATAGCCGTGCGTGCATCGTTAGCCCATTTACCCCTGCCTTTAGGCATGATAAACGTATGTACTTCGCGGACGCTGGGCGATGTTTCTTCCAATAAGAAGCCGCCGTGTTCGCCCATCAGAAACCAGTTTCCCGGTATGTCTACCAGTATCCGAGTGTCTATATCGCCGTCAACGCCGCTACCAACATACGGCCTCACTGACGGATCGTTTACGACCCTGTTAATAAACGCAGTGTCGTAACTACGCTCCAGCATTAGCTAACCAGACGGCCTGACGCGCGGATGTTGATAGCCGACGCCGTGCCAGCGATGGTGCTGATGAAGCCATTGTTCGGCAGCACATGGCCGACCAGTTCAGGAAACGTATAAGTTTCTGATGGCTGGAGCGTTTTGGTCTTGACAATCAAGTTGTCGTTGCTGGCGCTGCCCGCAGCCGTCACAAGGTTGACGCTGATCGTCGCAGCCGACACGCTGTAGTTAGTCGCGGTAAACTTGTCGATGATCGTCTGCACGCCGTTCGACGTGTACTGCGTCGTCTGAGTGTTCTCCGCCGTCTTGGCAGGGATGATGTTACTAATGGTTACGGCCATATCTGAGTCCTTAATACAGCAAAGTGTTAAACGAAGCGGCTTGCATAATAACCCAATTTGTGCCGTTTGACACTAGGGTAGCCCAATTACCAGACACGTTAAGCAAAATCGACGTTCCGGCTGCGCCACCACCCTGCGGTACGACGTTGCTGGACGCAGAATCAAGGTTCTGGTCTTGGTTGTTCTGGAACGTAAGATAGCGTCCGACGTTGGTCGCAGCGGCTGGCAGCGTGACAACGCAAGTCGATCCCGACTTGTTGTTGATGATCCATGTCTCGTTGTACGCGACCGTGAAGTCAGCCGTCTTAGTGACGGGTCCGGTCAATGCCGGTGTCAGCGCCCGTATGGCTATCTCATCTAGCGGTGGTGGTGACAGGGCCAGCGCCTGTATTTCGCTTTGCACAACGGCCAAGTCAGATGCGGACGCGCCGTCAGGCTGCGTCTCTGTCGTCTGCGCCAACGATTCCAACATGGCGTCATAGGTCGCCAGCAACGACGTAGCGTCCGGCGCCAACTCAGTTTCTTCTTGGTTGGTCTGCGTGGCTGTCAGCAGCGACAGGAAGAACCGATACCATTCACGGCTAATCGCGCCTGACCGTGGGTCGAGCAGGGCCACACGCGGCGGCGTTAGCTGTGTAGGGTTGATCGGCGAATACGCCATTAGGCACGCGTTCCGCTGAGGAGCAGTTCAGCACCCATGATGTAAATCCGTACAGGGTCGGTGCCTGACACTTCGTAGACGCGGTCACGTATTTTCATCGTCGCGCCAAGGCGGCGCCAGATGGTACGATAGCCAGACCGGCCAATACGGCCCATCGACTTCCAGTGTTCGCTGGACCATGTGTGGCCGCCATCGTCCGACCAGCGCAGCATGGCTTGCGGGTTGCTGCCTTGGCCGTTGTTCAGGCCCACGCCTGTCTCGCAGTCAAGCTGCATGGAGTGCTGGATAGTACGCGCAAGGTTGTTAGCGCCCGTTGGCAGCGCGCGCCATGACCGCAGCCATTTCTGCGGTGCGCCATCGTCAGCGTACACGTTCAGGTCGAACGAATAAATCTTGCCGTTCTGATAGTCGCCGACAACAGTTGTGCTGTTAAAGAACATCTGACTGCTGGCGCGGTGACGGTTAAAGTCGCCGTTGGCAAACGACGCACGCTCATGCCATGCGCCGGTAGCGACATCGTACACCCATGTGGTGTTGGCGGTGGGGAAGTTCAGGACGTAGAAGCTGTGGCCGTCTTGCTGATACGTGTAGCCGGTCGCGTCGGAGATGTCAGCATACTCTTGCATCTGCCATTCGATAGCGTGCGTAGACACGCGCTGACCGATGTAGCCAGCGGCCCTGTAGACGATCCCTTGGCCGCGTGCGTCCTTGCCTAGCCAGTAGACTTGGTTGTCCATTTTGGCGATGCTGTACGGCGCCGCGCAGCCTAGTTCGTTGAACGCACCTTGGATACGCGTCAGCGGGAAGTCGAGCAGCCCTGCGTCGTACCAGACTTCGGTTGAGTTGGTGCCGAACACCCACACTTCGCGGTGGTCAACAAATATAGCGACCACATTGTCGGGGTTACCTTCGGCGCTGGCAAACTCCAGCGGGTCAACGCTGGTGCCGTCAAGCAGCGACGTTACCCAAATCTTTTGGCTGTTGGGTTCGTTAAACACAAAATAGCCGTCGATGTAACCGACCGTGCCTGCGCCGGGGAAGTCAGGGTCAGTAATCTGCTGAAACACGTCGGTGCTGGCGTTGTAGATATAACCTAATGGGTTAGCAGCGATGAATAGCTGCGTGCCGTTGTCGGCCATGCTGACAGGGCCAGAGCCGCCAACGGTGCCTTTAGCAACAGCGTTCCAGTTGGTGTCTACCTGAAACAGCGTCGGGCCAGACACGACATAGCCGTAATCGCCATAGGTCCACATGCCGCGGATCGGACCGATGCCGATAGTCGCCAGCCGCGTGAGGCCGGGCGCACGCTGAAGAAACGCTGGTTCCTTGCCGCCTTCAGGGACAATCTCAGGAAACAGGTTAACCATGCGGTTGTCGGCGGCGTTGACGCTTCTAGCGACATACGCACTGCCTAGTATCGGACTTTTCATGGTGCTTTCATCCTTGACGTCAGCATTAAGTTGTTACATGAAAGCACCAAAGGAGTGACAATATGCTTACCCATGAACGTCTTCAAGAACTGTTTACTTGCGATCCTGCGGCGGGTGTACTGCGCTGGCGCGTCAGAACTAATCGCCGCATATTGGTGGGCAGTGTTGCCGGAACCATAAATGATTTCGGGTATCGCGTAATCCGCGTCGATGGTCAACGCTATAGGGCGCACAGACTGATTTGGTTTTACGTAAATGGTGAATGGCCGAAAAATGACATCGACCACATTAACGGAAAACCAGACGATAATAGGATAGAAAATTTGCGTGACGTCACGACCGCTGAAAACATCCAAAACCAAGTTGCGGCGCATAGGCGCAACCGCTCTGGACGGCTTGGTGTAACCAAACGAAAAAACGGGTTTGAAGCGCGCATATGCGCGTGTGGCGTAACCGAAAGTTTGGGTTTGTTTGAAACAGGAGAAGCCGCAGAAGCGGCGTACATTCAAGCTAAACGTATCCGGCATAGCGCGCCGCGGCATTAGTAGTTCCCGGCGTAGACGTTGAACCGCTGGCGTGTCGCTACAAGGCTGTATGGCATCGACATGATGTCATCAGGGTTGTTGATGCGCTTGATGTTACGCTTCGACGACATCGCCAGACGGCGGACTTGTGCGGAAGGCTCCGTACCAAACTCAGGCGCCATTTCGCAGGCCAAGTTATAGCGGAACGCACGCAGATAGCCGGGCGGGAAATGCAGTTGCGTTGCCAGCGTTGCAGGCTGGGTCAGTTCTTCAACCGAAATAAAATGCCATTCCAGTTCGCGCGTCGGGCGCGGATAGATGTACATCTCAATGTCAGGGTACGTCATGTTGACGAAGATGACTTGCGGGTATGTCGATGTGACGGTCTTGACCGCGATACCGTTATACTGCTGCTGGTTGATGAATTTGATGCCGTAGCTGACGCCGGTGCCGGGGTCTTTGAAATAAGTGCTGTCTTCGAGCAACACTGGACGGTTGCCGACGAAGTTACCGCTAGGGCCAAGCGTGCGGAATAGCTGGCCTGCGGGCCACATAAACACTTGGTCTTGCGTCGAGAAGACGGACAGGCGCTCTGTGTTCCAGCTATCAATCATCTGGTTCATGGCGCGCAGAGCGTCTTGCGATGTCTCAGCCGATGGAACTTCGCCTTCTGCCAGAACGCCTAAAAGCCTAAGCGATCCGTTAATGATGTCCCCAGCCGTTTCCATTGGTTAGTCTTCCTGCGTTGTGCGGCGGCGACTGTTGCGCGCCGGCATTTCGTTTACTGGCGCATCTACAGGCGCGTCAGGATTATAGCGTTCCCAACCAAAATATTCATCAGAAATCGCTTCTTCTTCTGAAATAGCGACTTTTGCGCCGTGGACTTCGTGAACAAGATAGATAACAGCCATAAAAAACCTTTAAAAATGGACGGCTCGAAAGCCGCCCAAATTAGTTAAGCGCAGTGAATAACCACAAAGTTAATCACTACTGCTTCGCTCAAGTTACCGCCGCTGATGTTGCGTACGGTGATGGTGCATGACCCAGTAGCCTTGCTGGAAATCCAGCAGTTATATGCACCAGCAGTGGCACCCGCAGCAACGTTCAAAATGGTAACGTCTTTGGCGCCAATCGTGCTGTTGTTCAGTGTGAACGTCACGTTGGTTGTTGCGTTCAACTGTGCGTTGTTCATGGTGATTTGACCAGCAGACCTGTTCAGCGTGACGGCAGTTGACTTATCTGTCAACTGAGTGACCGTACCTTGTGCTGCGGCGGTGTAGCCGAGTTCGCTATCAACATAAACGAAATCGGCGCCGTCGATGTTTTGGTCAAGGAAAGCAACGCCGATAGATTTTGTATTAGCCATTAGTTTTCTCCTGAAAAGGATGCCCCGACCGTAGCCGGGGCAAACCTATTAGCCAGCGATACGGTACAGGTTGTACGTTGTCGCGCTGGTTTTAACAGCACGGAACAATACGCTGCGCGATGCAACGCCTGCGCCTGAACCAACCAACGTCCAGCCAGTGCCAGCCGTGAGCGTAGGAACGCCAGTGCTGGTAGCGATCAAAGAAAACTCAAACGATGAGTTAACTTTGGCGCTGCTGACATCAGCGTTAACAACGCTAACAGCAGGAAGCGCAAGGTCAGCAGTGCTGCTTGACGTGTATACAACTGCGCCACCAGCCAAATCGGCAGTCGTCAGTGTAGCACCCGCGGTGTACGCGGTCGGGATTGCGGATACGCCCAGCGTGACTTCGCCGAGGTTGCCGTCGCCAACTTGATAACCGCCGGCGCCATTAGGTAGAATAGCCATGATAAAAATCCTTTAAAAAGTTTGGCCCCCGGCGAACCGAGGGCCATGTTTAAATTAGCCCCACATCCGTACGGCCATTTGCGGACGGATCGTGCTGTAGCCATACAGAACGTCAATACGGCAAGGCATACGGTCGTTGTTGATGTCGTACTGACGAACAACGCGGAGCGAGATGCCGTTGTGTACCTGACGCGAAGCCATATCTACGCCTTGTGGGAGCAGAAGGTCGGCGGTTGCGAAGGTGATGGCATCCTTGTGGTAGATGAGGTTCTGCGCGTATTGCGAGTTGGATGCACCAACGAACACAACTGCTTGGCTGTTGGCAGGCAGTGCATTGACGGTAGCAAGCGCGTGACCAGCCGAGTAGATCGGTGCAACAGTGATGCTGCCTGCGCCAGAGCCGTTGAGCAAGACATCAGCCAATGCAACGAACTGGAACAACGAACCTGTGCTTTCACGGGTCTGTGGGTTGACAGCAAAGCAA